TGATTTTAGTTGTTTGACAGTTTTACCGCCACCGACTCCGACCTCGGATTTCGCACCCCGCATCTCTGATCCTTCAGAAGCCACCAAGACACTTGGGATCACATGCGGGCGACCGGAGACCGATATGGTGATACCTCGGATGGCCTCTCTGGAAGTGGAGGGGTGGGACGGCCAGCAGGCCGACCTCGATGACGTAGCAAGGGGGACACGAATTGGTAAACACAAACAAGCCGTGGCTCTTTGGGGTCACGGCTTTTTGGGTAGACGGACAGTCCGTCATTTTTAATCACCAACCAATCAATACTATGGCAATAAATATAAATGACCACGACCATGACCGCATAATCCATTTGCTCGACAAGCTGGATCATGCCATTCACCGCCTCGATGACCAAGGGTATCCTGTTGACCATCCCAGCTTTTGCGACGCTATTGCACGGCTCGATGGAGCAAGGGCGATCTTTGATATCATCAATGGCAATGTCTGATCCATCAACCAATCAATATATGAAAAATTCAAAATACATCGTCCCTGTCATCGCTTCCGACAACTTTTACGTGGTTCGCTCCACGTATAATCCGTTTGCTCGACATCAAGAAACAGGGGAGTTCAATGGTACGGAGTACAACTCATTCTCCTCCGAGCAGAAGGCTCTGGACTATGCGTCCAGTATGGTAGAGGTCGGCGACGTAACGTCCGTGGAGGTGCGACACATAATCCGCATCGTCCACAAAATATGATAGTCGAAACAGGCGAGAGCCTGTCTTGCAGGTTGGCAACTGCAACTGATGAGACAGCCACCAATCAATACACCAATCAATACTATGCTAATTAAAATACCTACACTATCCGCAAACAATCACCAAAAAATGGTAGAAATGCTCTCCGTGCTATTCGAGGCAGGAGACCCAAGCAATACAATCAAGGGGGTCGCAAGTGCCTGCACGTTTCAAGCTGCTAACCTCAATGATGACGCAATTAAAAAGGGTATGATTGAGGACGAGTACTTGGGTGCTGTGACTGCAATATCCCCGATGGAAATCGGTACGACAATCGACGTACTCATGTCCCTCGCTTACCAAGCCGGACTCAAAGCTGGAAAGGAATCAATCGAATCATGAGGCTACTACTCACAGTCACCGCACTATTCTGGTGCGCCACGGCCAGTGCCTACAACAGCACTGAGATTGTCACAGCAACGCTCATCCTCGAAGCTGGGGGTGAGTACCACGATGGGGCAATGGAGGCCGTACACGAGGTCATACTGACCCGCTCGGCCAAGCGTAGGCTCACACCTATGCAGGTCTGCTTACAGCGGTTGCAATTCTCCTGCTGGAATAGCGGGAGGATCGACCAGCTAATCGCCAAGGCCAAGCGTCACCCAAGATGGGGCGAGGCTTTGTTTATTACACAATCACCAGCCACCAACTATACCGGAGGGGCTGATCACTACCATGCGGATTACTGCAATCCGTACTGGGCAAAATCATTGACCCGCACTACCAAGATTGGTAGGCATATCTTCTATAAGTAATACAATACACCATGAAAACAGTAGAACTATTCCGCATTCGCAACCTCGCTACAGGCGAGATCGTCCGCAACCAACTGTCTCAGGCAGGAGTCGATCAAGACCTTCTGACACTAGAAGCCCTTGGGGTGGACACTTCCTCCGACTTCTCCGTCGAGAGTGAAGGTCATTTTACATATCGTGAAGTGACTACCAAATACAACTCAATGTCACAGGCTGACATCGACAACGGGGGCGACAATGACCCCTACGAATTAACCCACCGAATCTATACGCCAGTCAATGGCATGACACACCATGAAGAAATCAGTACAACAATCCGCTGACCATCTCAGCAAAGCAATCGACGCACTCACCGAGGTGCGGGCGATTTTACACGAGACAATCGACAGCCCTTACTTCAAGGGCGACGTTGCCTCAGTTCAGGACAGATACTACGAGGTCGATGCAATCATCGACGACCTCGATTCCGCTCACCAATACATCACCGACATCAACCTTGACTTCTAATTATTATGCACGACCACACATACTACCTACGCCTCGCTTCACAGCACTACCTGACCGACGAGATTCCAGAGAACTGGGATAGTCTCACGATAGAGGAGCAGGATAAGTTCCTGTCCGACAACGCTTGGCAACCATTCCAAGACATGGAGCCGGAGGAATTGATCGACCATATCGAAGACCTCGCCAATGCCTTTGAGCAAGTCGCCCACAACGAACGCAGGACGACACTCGACGAGGTCAAAGACAGGATCAGTCCAACCGGAGAACTCAGTAAAGTCATCAACGCATCTTAATTCCATAAGGAACTTCTATCCCCTTACTGAATCCGACCCGCCCTTGCGGGGGCGGTCGGTTCTTTAAGTGAGACGGGGTTCCTTAAGTAACGAAACCATCAACACCATGTCAAATCAGAAACACATATCAAAACAGAAACCAGAAAACATCGAACCCAAGGTCACTTGCTGGAGGGATATGCCGGAGGCAAAAGAAATCCTTGCATTTCTACAGTTCCTCAACCATCGTGCTACGGATGAACACGTAGTCAACCTGCCCGCAGGCAGCTACGATTTTCTTAACCACATACATCAATGACAACATCAATGAAACCAATTGACGACATACCATTAGTATACAAAGGGCGCAGCACCTTTTTCTCAGCATATGCTCTACTGATCTCCATTCTGGGGGTCGGTCTAATTCTAATCATAGCAACCATAATACACCTATGCAACTAGACATACACACATACCCGCAAGGGCAGCAGCTTTCCGATGGGGAGCTAGTACAACGCCAAGTCATCCAAAACGGGCGGCTTGTTTTCACGGACGCTTACTTCGGCGAACTTTCGGATGGTGACAGGTACATCATCCCAAGTCAGGTAGAGATGCCTCTCGCCAGTGACACCGAGATCCTTGACTTCCTAGTCAAGAACCAGCCGAAGATCGGTTGGACTATCTCGGAGTTCAAGTGGAGAGAGGAGTCCTGTGTTCACGCATTCACCCGTGACGATATGGAAGACATCGGCGAGCGACTGTACGATACTGGGGACACGGCTGACCTTCTCGGAGCGTTCCGAGAGTTGTTCACCGAGATCATTAACAACGAGGAACTCTAATTTGACATCAAGGGTGGGGCTCGCTTGTATGTGGGCTCCACCTTTTTTTATGGCTCACTTCTACAACTGCGAGGTCATCAGTGACCCAACATTTAATCCCGATATTGAAACTCCGGCACAGGCACGGAAGCACCGCAAGGTGTACCCGTCCGTGACTACAGTCCTCGGCATCGTGAAGGATGCTTTCTTGGACAGCATATACAAGCCACGCATGATGGCTCAAATAACTAGGGAGAAGCCGAACCTTCACTGGAAGGACATCGAACGGCTGACCTACGGCACACGGGAGCATCCGATAACAGGAGAGATGATCGAGTCCTCCCAGTTCGGCACGACTGTGCATAAGGTGATCGAGGATCACATAAACTATTTCTGGTTCCAGCAGGGGCAGCACCCCGAGGACACCGCTTGGAACAAGTGGGCTGAACCATTCGTCCAATGGGTAGAGGCCACTGGGGTCAAGCCTATATCCTGCGAAAGGGTCGTCGCTAATAACAGGATCAAGATAGCTGGGAGCGTGGACTTCATTGGTCACGATGCGGAGGGTAAACTATTCCTAGCTGACTATAAGTGCAGGGCGAACACCAAGGGCAAGGCTAAGGTCTACGAAAAGGACTGCCAGCAGTTAGCTATCGAGGCTTGGATGCTACAGATGGAGCATGGGCTCGGCTACCTGCCAGCCTGCCGATCAGTGATCGTTGACTGCGACACCGCCGAACATATGCACCACAACTGGCCGAAGGATGACCTGATCAAGGGCATCAAGGTTGCCAAGAAGTGCGCCGAACTTTACTGGCTGCTGAGGATGTAATGAGACTCAAGTACCATGACTACATAGACGAGGCCGAGGTCGGTGCAATCCGTTTCGACGGCTACGATTCCGCCATTCTGGGATTGGATGCCAACGGATTTCTTGTGTACGATTACGACAAGATGGTACGCATACCTATGGAGCAGGGCATGAGTATGCAGGAAGCAATTGAATGGCTTGACTACAATGTACTTTGTGTAATGGGTGGACAGGGCTTCACTGTACTGTACCGATGAAGAAACAATTCGACCAGTCCCTTTTTGAAAAGCACGATGCCGCCGCCAGAGCGGCTACATCTGCCTTCATTCGGGATCGAGGTTGGGAAGTCCGAGAGAACCCGGACATCTACGCACAGGATCTCATAGCCACCAAGGATGACGACGAGTTACTCATTGAGTGCGAGGTCAAAGTAGTCTGGGATGGCGGTGCTTTCCCCTTTGATACAGTGCAGCTACCTGAGAGGAAGAGGAAGTTCTTCACCTCGAATACAATTTTCTTTGTATGGAATAAGGATCTATCCGATGCCGTTTACTTCTCGGCACGGGACATTCAGGGACTCAAGCCCGTGCTGGTCTCTAACAAGTACATCAGATCCGGCGAGTACTTCTTTCAAGTACCGATGAATGTAACCAAGCTAGTCAGTAATGCACCAGTACAGGATTCAGTACAGGAGAACTGATATGCCGGAGGGTTACATCGGGCGTGCGGTCAAGCACGCTCGGGACGAGAAGGAGGCAATGAAGTACATCGGCAGCAGGCCGGACAAGAAAGGTTTCTTTAGATTAAAACGAGGCGGAGTCGCCGAACTTATATCTATTAACAAACTATGAAAATAACGATAGAACATTACGATGAAGTCGCCACACTTGAAGTCAGCGATAATGAATGCAACATCGAAACCTTTGCCGATCACCTTGAAAGAATCCTGATGGTGATGTGGCTACCGGAACAGGTTGAAAAAATCCTTGGACATCACTATTATGACGAGGGTTATGACAATGGCTACAAGGAGGGCTACAAAGAAGGTATGCATACAGTATCACCATCGACTATTCGCAACAGCAAAGAAGTCATCGACTACCCCAGAGATGCACTAGGAAATATAAAAAGCAATCCGTCCTAATGACGTACTTACCACAGAACAAACTGGCCAAGTGGCGTGAAGCCAACAAGCCGGGTCGATGCCCGATACTGAATGATCGGAAGTCGGACTGGGTAGTTGACCACGACCACAGAACCGGGATGGTTCGTGGTGTCATCTCACGGATGGGCAACAGTCTCCTCGGAAAGATTGAGAACTTCCTGTACCGGAGGTGCGGCCAATCCCCCGAAAATTTCTCCAGTATTCTTAGAAACATCGCTGACTATCTGGATCAGGAAAGTACAGATGTCCTTCACCCCGTGGGTCTTACACAACTTACCAAGCGGTTTGCCTACAACTTGACGGCTGAAGAACAATGCCAAGTATTACGTGACTTAGGGGCTGACCAACGAACCCTTGATTCACTTACCAATTCTAAGCAACGGGAGTCCTGCTTCCGGAAACTAACCAAACAAAAACATGAATAACATATGCAAATCAAATTCACCTGACTGCGTTCTTTCACTTGTATGTGAGATCGAAAAGAAGGTTCCAATCGAAGAGGTTGTACGGGAGTACGTTGGCGATGGAGTGATCCATCTCGAAAGCAGTACAAGGTTCTCAAGTCCATTTGTCGAAAATGACGATGAGTGTTCTCTTTATGTCCACAACGGACGGAACGCTTGGAAGTGTTTCAAGTCCGGCAAGGGCGGGAATGTTATTGATTTTGTAGTGCAAGCCCAGCAACTTAATGAATTTATTGAGGGACGTACTGTAAATTCAGAGGACTACGCTTTTGCAATCGACAGGATTGTAGAAAAATACAGCGACAAACTTAACCACAACTAAACATGAGTCATAACATACGACAAAAATTACAGGGGATACAGTCCTCTTTGAAAGCCCCGAAGGGGCAGATTAACAAATTCGGAGGGTACAATTACCGCTCCTGTGAGGACATCCTTACCGCATTGAAACCTCTGCTCGCTGAGTGGGGTTGCTCGTTGACTATCTCAGATGAGATGGTTGAGTTAGGAGTAGATAGCAGGGTCTACGTCAAGGCTGAGGCAAACCTATTGGATAATGATTCCGATAGTTTTATCTACGCATCAGGCTACGCTCGTGAAGCATCATCCAAGAAGGGTATGGACGAGGCACAGATTACTGGCTCCGCTAGTTCTTACGCTCGTAAGTACGCACTCAATGGTCTCTTCGCTATCGACGATACGAAAGATCCGGATGCTACCAACGACCACGGCAAGAGTGCCAAGACAACATCCAACCAAGGGTTCTAATGTTCGGATCAAAAAATATACTAGCACTTCAATCCCAGATTGATTCACTTCAGTCCGAGTTAAAGGATCTCAAGGACTCAGTCTACAGGTTCGCACTTGACATCGGCAAAGCCCACAGGGAGGAGATGGAGGAACTCGAAGAGTCCATCTCAGTCCTCAAGGATAGCTACGAGATTGTGGATAAATGGGATCACATGACACGGGCTAAGTTCCGTGCCATTGAGAAGCACTTCGGAATCAGCATTGATCGTGTCTTCATAGACGGCGCATACGAAGTCAAAGAGAACAGTGACTAAACAATTCTTACAACCGATAACCAATAATACATATGAAATACAAAGCAAATACAGGACTCCTTGGAATCAATGATCGCAAGGAAAAGGACACTCATCCGGACTACAACGGCAAAGTCTATGTCGATAAGCCGGGGCTCTACTACCTGAAGGGGTGGAAGAAGACAACCAAGAGTGGCAGTCCCCTGCTATCCTTGGCACTGGACTACGCCGATGAGGGCAAGCAAGCGGAGGCACGGGACACCTACGAGGTTCAATCCTACGAACCTCAAGCTGCGTCCGTAGCACCGGCCATGACCACCTCGGATACTGTCCCGTTCTAGAATGAATGAGTTCGACAAGGTCTGGTGGGCTGAGTTCCGTGAGCAGGAGGTTGATTACATAATGAACCTTACTGCGAAAAAGAACTCGGACTACACTGGTGGGGAGACTAACGACAATCCGTTCGCTAACTTCGATTCCAGTACAGAGTTCGGGGTTGACCCACTCACAGGCATCTGCATTCGTATGCAGGATAAATTCCAGAGAGCTAAGGCTTTCTGTTCCGATGGCTCCCTCTCGGTGAACTCCGAGGGGGATAAAGCCAAGGACATTTTTCGGGATCTCATTGGTTACTCATTGATAGCCATAGGGATGCTGGAAAGACAGGGTTAGTTGAAACGTCTTATGGTAGGATGCTTGGCCTCTCGTAACTCGGCGGGGGGTCAAGTATCTCTATCCTATTTATTTAAAACAC